CACGACCGAAGAGAAGGAGACCCGCCGCGAGGCGCTGCGGGAGTACCTGCGCGAGCACGGCCCGACGACCCGGGGGGGCCTGATCGAGGCTCTCGGCTACCCCGAGGGCGAGCGCGGGTACTACCAGCTCCGCACCGACTGCGAGGCGATCGGGGCTGGGAGCGAGACGCGGCAGGGTCCGGTCGCGCTCGCGGACCGGTCGCACGAGCCCGTCCCGAGGCCGAGGCGCAAGCCCCGCACCGCGCTCTCCGAGACGCCCGCGCCGACGAAGCGCCGCCCCGCGCCGGAAGCCGCCGAGCCGGTGCGCCCGTCGCTCGCCGCCGCCGCGCGCGAGGCGCTGCGGCAGGCCGACCGCGAGGGCGCCCCGCTGTACCTGGAGCACGAGTTCGTCGCGGCGCTGCACGGGCGGCTCGTCGAGGCGGGGCTGTGAAGGCCGCGACGAAGAAGGTGAAGCACCTGCAGGTGCCGCCGGTCATCACGGGTCCGCCGAACGGCGTGCAGACCTACAACTACCCGTCGCGCGCGTACTGCGGCGCGCGGACAACGCCGTCGATTGCGACGCGGGATGCCAAGGCCGTGACCTGCGACGCGTGCCGAGCGCGGCTGGAGGCGGTGCCGTGATCCTCATCGGCTGCACGAAGGAGAAGCTCTCGCACGCCGCGCCCGCGCGCGACCTCTACACGGGTCGCGTCTTCCGCGCGTCGGTGGCGTACGCCGAAGCGAAGGGCGAGCCGTGGGCCGTCCTGAGCGCGCTGCACGGCGTCGTGCTGCCGGACGCAGTGATCGAGCCCTACGACGTCACGCTGGCCGACCGGCCGCGCGCGGAGCGCCTGTCCTGGGCCGGGCTCGTCGCGGAGCAACTCGACGAGCTCGGAGCGCCGTCGCGAATCACGGTGCTGGCCGGCGGCGCGTACGTCGACGGCTGCGAGCGGTACGGACGGCACCGGACGTTCGATGCCCCTCTCGCCGGGATGGGCGCGGGCGAGCGGTACGCCGCGCTGCTGCGGATGCGCGAGGCGGTGGTGGCGTCGAAGTCGGAGTCGGACGCGCTCGACGACGTGCGGCGCTGGATCGCGGAAGCCGGTGACGCCGGCGAGGTCACCCTGTCCGGGCGGTGGCTTGCGGCGGTGCGCGAGGCGGTGGCGAATGCGTGACCTCTTCAGCGATGCCCTGGTCGACCTGTTCGCAGGCGGTGGCGGCGCCAGTGGCGCGATGGAGGCCGCGCACGGTCGACCCGTCGATGTGGCGGTGAATCACGATCCGGACGCGATCGCGCTGCACACGCGGAACCACCCGGAGACGTACCACCACCTCGCGGACGTGTTCCACGTCGACCCCCGGAAGGCCGTGCGGCGTCGCAAGGTGAGCCACCTGCACGCGAGTCCGGACTGCACGTTCTTCAGCCGCGCGCGCGGCGGCAAGCCGTTCCGCGACACGAACAAGGCGCGACGCCGCCGCGGGCTGGCCGGCGTCGTCCTGTGGTGGGTCGAGCGGATGCGGCCGGCGCTTGTGACGATGGAGAACGTCGCAGAGTTCACCGAGTGGGGCCCGCTCGACAAGACCACGGGCCTGCCGGACCCCGCGCGCAGGGGGCAGTCGTTCCGCCGCTGGCTCGCCCGCCTGCGGAACCTCGGGTACGCCGTCGACTGGCGCGAGCTCGAGTCGCACCACTACGGCGGCTTCACCTCGAGGAAGCGGTTCTTCCTCGTCGCCCGGCGCGACGGTCTGCCGATCCGCTGGCCGGAGCGCACGCACGGGCCGGGGCTGAAGCCGTACCGAGCCGCCGCCGAGATCATCGACTGGTCGAACCTGGGGTCGTCGATCTTCGCGACGCGCGAGGAAGCCCGCGCGTGGGCTCGCGAGACGGACGCCGACGGCGTGCCGAAGCGGCCGCTCGCGGAGAAGACGCTGCAGCGGATCGCGCGCGGGATCCGGAAGTTCGTGATCGAGGCGAAGGAGCCGTTCGTGGTGCCGCTCCGAGGGACGTCGCCGGCGCACCGATCGACGCACGGGGTCGTCGAGCCGCTCTCGACGGTGTCGGCGGGCGGGACGCACCACGCGCTCGTGACCCCGATCGTCCTGCCGAACAACACGAACAACGTCCCGCGGCCGGCCAGCGAGCCCGTGCCGACGGCGACGACGGGCAACCGGAACATCCTCGTCACCCCCATCCTGACCGAGCACGCGAACGCCTCGAACCCGCGCAGTTGGTCGCCGACGGAGCCGCTCCGCACGGTCTGCGCGAACGTGAAGGGCGGGCACCACGCGGTCGTCGCCCCGATCCTCGTCCAGACCGGCTACGGCGAGCGCGAGGGCCAGGCACCGCGCGCGCTCGATCCGCGGCAGCCGCTCGGCACCGTGGTCTCCGGCGGCAGCAAGCACGCCGCCTGCGTCGCGTTCCTCGCCCGGCACTTCGGGCGCGGCGGCACCCCGGGCAACGACCTCGCCGGGCCGGTCGGCGCGCTGACGTCGAAGGACCACACCTCTGTCGTCACCGTGCATCTCGGCGACGTCGAGGACCGGAGCGAGCAGGTCCGCGCGTTCCTTGTGAAGTACTGCGGCGCTGAGAGCGAGGCGCACGACGTCCGCGGGCCGCTCGACACCGTGACGACGGTCGATCGCTTCGGGCTCGTAACGATCCACGGCACCGAATACCGGATCGTCGACATCCGGATGCGGATGCTGACGCCGCGCGAGTTGTTCCGCGCGCAGGGCTTCCCGGACTCCTACGAGATCGAGCGCGGCGCCGACGGTCGCCCGCTGTCGAAGAAGGCGCAGGTGCGCCTCGCCGGCAACAGCGTCGAGCGTTTCGTTGCGCAGGCGTTGTTCGCGGTGAACCTGGACTCGGTCGAGAACCGGAGGGCGGCATGACAAGGCTGGAGATCGCGGCGCGGATTCTCGCGGGCTGGGCGGCGAACCCGAACGTGAGCGGCAAGAACGAGGAAGCGGCGGCAGTCGCTCTGTCGCTGGCCGACGCGCTGCTGACCGCTGCCGGGGAGACGCCCGGCGACCAGTACGCGGCCGGGTTCCGCGCGGCGGTCGATCGGGCGGCAAAGGTCGCGGAGTCTGTGCCCTACGTCGGCGGCGTGAAGGGCGACGTGGCGTGGCGTGAGGCGTGCGACGCGATCCGCGCCCTCGCGCCCGCCGCGCCCGGCGCGCGAAGGGAGGGTGACGTGGCGACGCTGACGACTTGCCAAGCGTCTCGCGGCGACGGCGAGTGCGTGCACGCGCAGTGCCCGTCGTCGCAGAAGGGCGACCGGATGTTCGGGGACTGCCCGTTGCCGTGGTCGGTCGATGAAGTGGACGAGGATGCGCCCTGCTGGTGCAACGTCCGGTTTGGCTGGACGTGCTGCCCCGCGCACGTCCCGGTCGGCGAGAACAAGAAGCGCGCTCGGCGCGCGAAGGAGACGACATGAGCGAACTGACGACGCATGACCTGAAGACGTGGCCCGAACCGTTCCAAGCGATCCTTGACGGACGTAAGGCGTTCGAGGTGCGTCGCTGCGACGACCGCATCTTCAGCGTCGGGGACAGGCTGCGACTGCGCGAGTGGTCGCCGCTGACACGCGACTACACCGGCCGCGAAACGACAACGACGATCACCTACATGGTGCCCGGCGGCGCGTGGGGTCTGCCTCCCGAATTGTGCGTGCTGGGCATCACCGTCCCCGCGTCCCGGCTCGAAGCCGCCATCGCCCGCGCCGAGCGCGCCGAGGCGTTCATCGAGAGCCTGTCCACCGGCCGAGCGGGCACCGCGAACCGCTGCACCGGCATCGCGCGCACCGACTCGACGTACGGTGACATCGCGTGCATGCGACTCGCCAACCACGATGGCGAGCACGTCGCGCTCTACGGCGATGCGCTGGCGGCGGACCTCGACGACGCACGGGCGGCGCTCGCCCGCGTGACCAAGGAACGGGACGAGGCGCATTCGATCGTGTCCTCTGGCATCGCGCAGGTCGACGGCCTGCGCATCGCACTGACCGCCGCCCGCGAGCGCGAGCAGGCGCTCGTCGCGCTGCTCAAGGAGGCGCACGAATCGATCCTCAACGGCGCGGCGATGCTGCATCGGGACGTGCTCACACACGGCAACGACAAGGCGGACCGGGCGGCGAACCGCCTGCGAGACATGGCCGCGCGCATCGACGCCGCGACCGGGGAGAAGTGACATGGGAACCGAGACGAAATGCACGCTGACGCCGGAGCAGCAGGGCGCGGTCGTGCAGGCGATGCGGAAGGTCGTTCACCTAGGGGAGGACGCGGGGATCCTCTTCGCGATCGGCAAGGACGACTACACGCCGCGCGCCTACGCGAACCGCCTGTTCGGGATCCTCGGCATGGAGGTGTCGTTCTCGACGCCCGAGAAGAAGCCAGCCCGGAAGGGCCGGAGCAGCCGATGACGATCGGTGACGCGCTCGCGATGTGGGCACTGGCGGCGATGTTCATCGCACCGTTCGTGCCGGACATGATCCGCGCTTGGCGCGGGAAGGACGAGTGACATGGCGACGATGACGCTGGACGATGCGAAGTTCATCGCCCGCAACAACCGCATGCTGCCGGGCCGCACCTCGACGTTGGCGCCGGAGGCGAGCGTGGTGCTGGCCGACGCCTTGACCGCCGCCGAGGCGAAGGTCGCGAAGCTCGAAGCCGAGGTCGCCAAGGCGCGCGAGGCCGGGTTCCGCGACGGGATCGAGCAGGCGGTACGGGCGTGTGACGTGGAGTCCGCCGCGTGCCTGACCGACGCCGGGCGCAGTGCGTGCGCGAATCTCGCCGGTCAGATCCGCGCCCTCGCGCCCGCCCTCGCACCCGTCGAGAAGCCCGCGCGCCCGTTCGACGCGGAAGCGTTCGCCAAGGCGCTGCGCCCGATCGCCGGGGAGAGTGCTTACGACCTGTGCGTGCGCATCCGCGCCGCCGCGATCGCGGCGAAGGGAGGCGCGTCGTGAGCGAAGTCGCATTGGCACTCGCTCTCGTCGTGCTGCTGGTCGCCCGCACCGAAGTCCGTCGTCTGCGTGCCGCGATCTACGACGCTCGCCGCGCGCTCAGTTCAGCCGACTGCTGCCTGTGCGGGGAACTCGCCACGCAGGGTGAGCATCACCACACGATCGTCACCGGGACGGACGTGGCGTGGGACCGCTTGGTGGACGCGGAGTTGCCACTTGCCGAACGACTGACCCGCCGCTGGAACACGCGGCGCGGAGAGAGCCGATGACCGACCCGAAGGCGCTGCGCGAGGCGGCGGAGTGGCACGAGCGCGAGGCGACGCGGATGCGAGAGATCGTGGACGAGGTCGCTGCGCTTGGGGTCGAGTGGGCGCACACCGGACTCGACTACGACGAGCGTGGTCCCCGCTACGCCCTCGCCGCCGAGGCCCTGCGCGAGAAGGCGGCGCGGCTGGAGTCCGACCCGAAGGCGCTGCGCGAGACACCGACCACCCCGATCGACATCGTCGCGATCGAAGCCCGCGCGAAGGCCGCGCAGCGGTACGAGCGCGCCGACGGACCGGCAGGCAGCGGCGACCAGTGGTGGACGTGCCCGCTGTGCGACGGCGACGGCGAGGTCGAGGGCACGCTGTACGACGCCAAGGAGCACGCGTCCACGATCGCGGCCTACGGCATCGGCGTCGGGTTGGGGCGCGCTGAGGCGTTCGTCGAGCACGCGGCCGATGACGTGCTTGCGCTGCTGCGTGAAGTCGAGCGCCTGCGAGCGGAGATCGCCGCAGCGGTCGCAGCCGAGCGCGAGGCGTGCGCGGCTCTGTGCGAGACGGAAGCGACGAATCGGATCACGCCGAGGCTGAGAGCGCTCGGACCCGAGATGGTGCCGGGCGATGCGGCACGCGTGGCGATGGCTGGCGAGTTGGCGCGGGCGATCCGCGCGCGAGGTGGACGATGACGGACCCGAGGGTGATCGAGGCGCTGGACCTGCTGCGGCAGGCGATGGGCGGGTTCCCCGTGACTCAGGACGGGTACGACCAATGGACGCGAGCGCGGGACACGATCGACGCCCTGCGCGCGGAGCAGGACGCGCCGGTCCCGGCGTCCAGCATCCCGCCGACGTGCGCGGCCGACGCGGCAAGCGACCACGTTCCCAACCACGTCCGCCCGCTGCCCGCGATGCCCGAAGGCGTCAGGCCGCTGGTGTTCGACGGGCGGTTCGCCGCGTCGCGGTCTGCTGACGGCGCTACCGAAGTCGTCTCGCGCGACGGACGAGACGCCTACGTGCAGGATCACACGGCAACCGTCTGCGTCCGCACGACCTCGCGCGCCGAGTCCGAGGCGACCGCCCGCGTGATGCACGCCGCCGCCGAGTGGCACGCGCGCGGCTACGACCTCGTCCCGGTTCGGAGGAACGACCATGCGTGAGCGCGGCATCTTGATGAGCGGGCCGATGGTCCGCGCGATCCTCGCCGGGAAGAAGACGCAGACGCGGCGGGCGGTTCGAGCCCCCGAGGTCTGCCCGGACTGCATCGCAGCATCGATTCCCCATCCGAACGGCGACGGCGGCATGGGCCTGTTCGGCAGCGCGGCGTACCTCCGCATCCCGGCGTGCGACCATTTCGGCGAGCCGGTCCTGGGTGCGCGAGTTCGCTGCCCGTACGGCGCGCCAGGCGACCGGCTTTGGGTGCGTGAAACGTGGGCGGGCGACGATTTCTACGGCGCCGTCTACCGAGCCGACCACCCGAGCGCCGACCTGAAGGCCGGTGAACTCGACAGCGGGGAGCAGTCGATCCGTCAGTGGCGCCCCTCCCTGCTCATGCCACGCTGGGCGTCCCGCATCACGCTGGAGGTCACGGGCATCCGCGTCGAGCGCGCGCAGGACATCAGCGACGCCGACATCGAAGCCGAGGGCGTGGACGCGGAGGCGGTCGATGCGCTGTGGGCGGCGGCGAAGCAATCACGCCGCGCGGAACTGTGGCCGTTTGCGCGCGAAGCCTTGGCCGATCGTGGACCGCCCGCAGACTGGCGCGCAATCGACAACTGGCGCGCCGCGTGGACCCTCATCAACGGCCGCGCGAGCTGGGACGCGAACCCGTGGGTGTGGGTCGTGTCGTTTCGGAGGACGCCGTGAACGGCTACACCGCGCTCGGCCTCGTCTACCTGATCGTTGCGCTGTACGCCCCCAACGCCGCATCGACGTTCGTCTTCGGCATGTCGACGGCCTACTTCGGCATCGGGCTGGCGGAGTCGCTTGTGGCGATCGCGCGCCGACTTCGGAGGACGCCGTGACCGCCGCCGGAACCCGACGCCCGCGCGAGGGGCGGTGCGAGCGGTGCGACCGGCCGCTGACGGACCTCGTCTGGACGACGTGGACGCCGATCACGTTGTGCGGACCCGAGCTGCCGCCCATCACCGACTGGCGCGAGGAGACCCCGACCGACGACACGCGGTGCTTGGGCGAGCCGCTGTGCAGCGGCGTCGAGGTCGACTGGCAGGCGCGCGCCCTCGCCGCCGAAGAGTCGGTCACGGTCTGCAAAGCGATGATCTCGCAGTTGGTGGGCGACCTAGACGGGATGCGAGACCAATACCGACGCGGATACACCAACGGGCACGCGGCCGGTCGGCAGGCGGCGTATGACGGCGAGGAGCCGAAAGGCTACGGACAGGCGCTCCGCGACATGACAGCCCGCGCCCTCGCCGCCGAAGCCCGACTGTCGGTGCCCGCGACGTCCGCCGATACCACGCGGTTGCACCGCATCCGCACGCGCCTGCTGGAACTGGTGCCAGCCGACGGCACGATGTCGCTGTGGGACGACGTGCAGCGACTCGACAGGGCACTCGCGGACGCCGAGTCGCGGGGACGGGCGCACGGGCTACTCGCGGCGGCGTGGGTCTGCCCGGAGTGCGACTGCTCGGACTCGTGGACGCTGCGCGGACGGCACTCGACGGAGTGCGCGGCGTGGGTGCGGGACGAGATCGCCGCACTCGCGGACAACGGGCCGCCGATGGCCGCGTGCGCCGACTGCGATGGATTCGGCGGGTTCAGCGTCTACGGCAAGCCGAGCGGGACGATCGTGCGCCCGTGCGAGACGTGCGACGGCGAGGGATGGCTCGCGCAGGAGGCCGACCGTGACGGATGAAGATTTTCCCGGACCCACTCCGAAGTCGCGGGCCTTTCGCGCGGCTCAACCGGAATACAGGCAGGTCGCCGGGCTGAACTACGACGAGTCAAACGCCCACCGGGGCGTCTGGATGCGGTGCCCGCCAGGCCGCAACTGGATCGAACTGTGCAGCGGGCGCGACGGCGACGACAACTACGTCCTGCTCCGGTCGGGCGACACGCTGACGCCGCAGACGATCGCTGCAATCGAGGACTGCCTTCGGACGGGCGCGTGGCTTCTGTCGCTGGAACTCGACAACATCATGGCGCGCGCGCACTGCCACCATGCGCCGCAGGCACCGGCCAGCCGAGAGGTCTGGGCGGCGACTGCTCATTTGTACGGAGAGGAATACGCCGCGCTGCGAAAGAAGCAGGCAATGGAGGCCGGCCGTGACGGATAGCGGGTGGAAGGACGGACAGCGCAACGTCGGCGCGTCGTACATCCTCGATGCCGATGCCGCCGACATCGACGCCGCCAAGCGCGCCGCCGAGGACGCGCTGCGACGGTTCTGCCGCGACGTGCTCGCAGCGCTGGAGGGCGCATGACCGCCGACGACCGCAAGACGCTGGAGGCGCTGGCGAACAACCGCGACAACGACCGGCACGCGCATGCTGAGTCGCAGGAGTTCTCCGCGTACACGCTGGCCGTCAACGACGCCGCCGCGATCCGGTCCGCCCTCGCCGAGATCGACCGCCTGCGCGAGTTGAACGCATCGCTCGCGGTCGATGTCATCGGGCTGGAGCACGCCCGCGACCACGTCGCAGCCGCAGACAAGTGCCAGCGCCGACACGACGACGACGCGCGCGAGATCGACAGCCTTCGCGCCGCCATGCGCGAGAACGACCGACTTTTCGAGAGGCTGGATGCGGCACTCGCCGGCCCCGATGAAGTCGCGAAGATGACGCGCGAGGTCGGCGGGTTCGTGTCGGCGCTGAACATTCTGACGACAGCAGACGGCATCGTGGACCTTGCGTGCGTGGCCCTCGCGGAACTACACCGCCTGCGAGCCGCCGCCGCCGAGGAACGCCACCACTGCGAGTCCGCGCTGCGTGTCGAACTGGAACACGTCGCCGAAGCCGTCATGGGCGCGCCGGTCGAGCGCGTCGACCCGTCCGCCATCGCGGCCGAGGCGCGGCGGCTTCGGGCCGAGGTGGCCGCACTGCGCGCGCGCAACACGCGGCTCGCCGAGACGGTCGAGATCGCGCGCGAACTCGTCCAGTACGACTGGCTCGACAGCCTCGATGACAGCGACCGGTCGAACGACGTGCGCCGGGACGTTGCCCGGCTCGACGCGCAGTTTCGCGCGACGACCACGAAGGAGACGCCGTGACCGACGCCGAGATCGCCGCGATCCGAGCTCGCGCCCAGGGCCTGCGCGCTGAGGCCCGGGCACTCGACGACTTCCTCGACGCGCAGGAGGCGAAGTCGCGCGCGCGGCGCCCCGCGATCCGGCCGCCCTCGAAGCCTGTGGATGACGTCACCCGCGCGAAGATCGAGCGGACGCTGCGGCGGCAGGGCATCGTGCCGACCGGAGGCGTCTTCATCAACCGATCACGGAACCGCAGTCGTTTCGGGCGGTTACGTCGATCCGTGGGGCGATCGTGGGGCGACGGCGCTCGAGGCCCTGACCGCAGGCGACGCCGGGCCCGCGGTGGCGCTGCTGTCGGAGGCGATCGACGCGCGTCGGGCCGGCGACGCGCTCGAGCAGGCGTGGTCGCGGTGGCTGCGGACCGGAGCCGTCGCGGCGCTCGTGGATGGGATCGGGCTGGTGCTGGAAGCGCGCCGCCGCCGACATGAGGGGCTCGAACCCACATCCCGGACGTCCCGGACCTGATGCAGCACCACGGACTCCATCCGACCGGAGTCCTTTGGACGAATGCCGGCGTGCGGCGCGGCGCAATCGTACCGGAGAAACGCGAAACGCCCGAGCCGTGAGGCCCGGGCGCTGCGATCGCCGATGGGGGGGGATCGACGACGGGCGGAATCTACCGGGCGGAGAGGACGAGCGCAACCGTCGCGACGACACCGGCCACGAACGCGACGAGCACCGGGACCACCGGCAGCGGCGCGGGCGGGCAGGTGATCGCCGCCGTGGCCTCGCAGGCGTCCGCGCGGGCCTGCTGCTGCGCGCGCCGGGCCTCGCAGGTGTCGCGGTCGAGCTCGCAGCGGACGACCGCGCGACGGAGGCACTCGGCGGCGTCGGGCGTGAGCGGCTGGCCGACCGTGTACGTGACGGTCTCGCAGTCGAGGGCGCGGGCGGTCGTGGGGGATAGGACGAGCAGGGCGGCGAGCAGACGGGTCATGCGGCGACTCCGGGGACGTGCAGCGTCCCGGCGTGGACCCGTTCGGTCAGGCGTTGAGGCAGGCCATCGATCGTCGCGTAGACGTCGTGGTCGCCGGGAGGAAACGCCGCGCACGCCTCGGCGCTCAGCCGGACGAGCGGCCCGTCGAACACGATCGTGCCGGTCGGTGCAATGACCTCGACGCGCACCGCGCCGACGTCGACCGAGAAGCCGAGCGATGCGGCGAAGGACTCCAGTCGGGATTCGGTCATGCGGCACCAGCGAACAGGCTCGGCTGCGACTCCGCGCCAAGGCAGTGGGGCGACAACCACAGGCGCTCGCGACGGCTGTTTGTCTGGTCTTTCGCGTAGCCGCCCTTCGCCTTCCACGGCACGCAGCGCCACGATGGCGGCATCGCGTGCTCGCCCTCGTAGCCGCACAGGACGATGCGCAGTCGAGGGTCGTCACCGTGCTCCAGTGCCCACGCGCGTACGTCCGCGCTGATGCCAGACCCGCCAGCGGCGTATGACATGTTTCCATCTTCATAGGGCGGATCGAGGAACACGCCTGTCTGCGCGCCGACATGTACCGTGACGGAGTCCGTCAAGACGCGCCGCCAGTCGCCACACACGACCCGCACGCGACGAAGCCGAGCGCACAGGTCGTCAAAGCTCCCTCCGAAGGCCTTCTTGTTGATACCCTTCGGTGCGTAGAGTTCCGGGATCTGGCGAGACGGCACGACTGTTGCCCCCCCCCCCGATGGACGCCACGCCCAGCGTTCCCGACGAATGGGATCTGGCGCGAGACTTGCCCCCCCGATTGATTCCCTGCCCGGCTGACGAGAGCGCAGGGAGTTGACGCCGCGTCCGGCTGACGAGAGGAGCGGAGCCTGACGGGGGGGGCTTCGCGGATGCGACACCAGCCGGACCCAAGCCACGCGGACAGGCCCCACACCCACCAGCCCGCGATCTTCGCGTCGAAGAAGTCCGGATCGGACTTCATGCGCTCGCGAAAGTCGGCCTGATTCACAAGCCACTGGTGTCGCGCGTGAAGGTCCGCCTCGTTCACAGGCCAGTCGGCATGATGCGCGACGGCCTGAGAATCGGCCGCAACGGCACGCCAGAAGTTCGCGAGGTAGCAGTCAAGGTCGTTCACGGTCTCGATGCGGGGTGGCGTCGGTCGGGCGAGCAGTACCGCGAGCGACCCAGCGAACGGCTCGACGTAGTTCGCGACATCGCCGAACGCGGCCCAGGCGAGGTGCGCGGCGCGCGACTTGCCGCCGAACCACGGGAACGGCGCGCGGAGCGGAGACGTCATCGCCGCCCCCCGCGCCGAGCGAAGTCCGTCAGCACGTCCGCCGCCGGACGCCGGGCGTCACGTTCCGCCCGCCGCCGGGCGTCCTCGATCGCGGCGTCCGCTGCTGCTCGGGCATCCGCCACACGGGCGCGCTCGAACGCTTCCGCGAGCCGACGCCGCTCCAGCCGCCCGCGCCACCAGACGACGACGCAGGCGACCGCCAGCGCCACGATCACCGCCAGAGCCCCGATCACGACGCGTCCTCGGAGTCCTCGGCCCGCGCGACCTTCATCTGTCCGGTCGTCATCCCCGCGAGCGACCGCCTCGACGCGGCGCCCGGCAGACGCGAGCGCACCGCGGACACCAGCGATCCGCCGAACAGTGACGCGATCAGGCCAGCGCCGACGCCGCCGACGATCTCCGGTTGCGACCCGTCACCGACAGCCGGTGCCCACCCGGCGACCCCCGCGATCACGCCCAGCAACACCGGCACGATGCGCAGCGCCGTCTTGGCCGTCTCGCTCAGCCCTCCGGTCGCGACCGCCAGCCGCCGCAGCGTCTCGACGTGCGCCGGGTCCGCTCCGAGCGCCCGAACGTGATCGACCGCCGCCAGTGCCTTGGCATCAGCGCGCACGCCGCGCCGCCACCCGGGCACCAGCGACCGCACCCACTCGACCGCGAGCGCGAGGCCGACCGCCCAGACGCTCATGCCGCCGATGTCGAGCGCGACCGCCTCCGGCGCCACCGGGATCGCGTCCGCGCGCGCGACGCCCACGCACGCGGGCACCAGCATCGCCGCGCACAGCCCGATCAAGATCGCCCACGCCGCCTGTCGCACCGTCTCACGCATCGGATTCCTCGCGCGCTTCGCAGCGCGTTCGCCATTCCTTCAGGTCGTCCACGTCGCGACGCGTCGCGAGCACCGAGTCGACCAGCCGGCCCCACTCGCGCTGCGCGAACCACGCGATCACCGCGACCGCGCCCATCGCCGCCCACGCGAGCACCCGTGTCGGGTCGATCTCGAGCGCGACGACCGCGCCGATGGCCGCGCCCGTCGCCTCGGCGAGCAGCGCCTTTCCGACCGGCGTCACGCCGTCACTCCCGCCTCGTTCAGCACCCGCGGCAGCACCGTCCCGCGCCACAGCGGGCCGGGGTCGTGCTTGCGGCCGGGATCGAACTCGCTGTGTCCGTACGACAGGTCTCGTCGCTTGAAGCCGTACGCCTCGACGAGATCGCGCACGATCCGAACGCACGCGAGTTCCTGCGCCTCGGTGAACGGATCGAAGAACCGCCCCGCGATCTCGACCGGCGCGACCTGCGTGCGGTACTTGCCGTTCGTCCACTCGTCGCCGTCGGCGTGCACCTCACCGAGGTTGTCGAGCTCCATGCCGATCGTGCACTTGTTCACCACGCGAATGCGGCCACCGACGCGACCAGACCGGCCGACGTGCCACGTCCCGACGGTGAACGGCGCGGACTGGATGACATCGCCCGACTTCGCGACGAGCAGGTGCCACGACGACGCAGCCGGCTCGATACCCGTCTTCGATGCGCGCTCCCTCTCCGCAGGCGTCGCGCCGGGCGGCGGAGGCAGCGCGCGGATGCGCCGGGCGAGAGCCGCCGGATCGCCGCCGCCGGTCCAGTGCGACGTGAGACCCAGCGGGTGCGGCACGTCGAGTGCGGTCGTTCGCTTCGTCGGCACCCGGATCGCCCAGTCGAGCCAGCCATCGGTCATGTCGATTCCTCCGCCGTCGGCACGCCGTCAGGGACCGCAACGTCCGGGTGCACGGGAATCGGGAACACGCCGTCCTGTTCGACGACGTCCGCCCACGAGGTCGTCCACCCGTACGGGAACGGACGCTCGGGCACGCCAGGACGAGGCAGCCCGTCGGCGACGTTGCAGGCGTCGCGGTACGCGGTCGCGCTCTCGGCGTCGGGGAAGTTGGCGGTCACGCGATCACTCCGAGGGGAATGTTTCGATCAGCGCCGACTCAAGGTCGAAGATGTTGCTGCTCGTCAGGTCGGCGTCGAAGAGCATGATCGTGTGGAGAAACCCGACGTACCCGGACCCGATCGTGACCGTCTGCGTGAAGTTGCCGATGGCGCCGGTCAGGTTCGCCGAGCCCTGCCGCGTGCGTGACCACCGCTGGTAGTTGCGGCCGCCGTTTCCGGTCCTCATCGCCGTCGTCCAGTAGCGGGTGCCTCGGACGTCCGGCGTGGGCACTACGACGTATGACGACGCGCCCGTCCCATTACCGCGAAAATACGAGTCGTTGGCCGCGCTCGGTCCCAGCCCCGTGGCGCGTTGCGGAAACCATGTCAGGCCGAGAGAGGCCGTGACGTTCGTCGTAAACAGCGCGCCGTCGATCCCGGCGCTGGCCGCGCGACCGTGCATCGCCACGAGCGTTGCGAAGCCCGACGTGAACGCCACGGTTGCCGAAGAGTTCAACGACAGCGTCGACCCGAACCCCAGTTCGGCTTCCCCTGCGTGCATCTGGTCTTGGGCGAACGACGGGTACTGGTATCCGGGTTGATTCGCGCCCGTCGCCTGCACGACGTCGACGTTGTTGCCGCTCAGGTCCGCCCACGCGCTGACCGCGTTCCCGTTGAGCGTGATGCCACGGCGGGAGTCGAACCAGAACTCCAAGCCGGAGATCGATCGAGGGTCGACGTGCCACCCGCGACGCGCGAGCGCATGCCAGCCGCCCGCGCCGTCGTCGAGTAGCGTGAGCGTGCCGTACCGCTTCCACAGCATCAGGCGCGTGCGCGACGTCGCGAGGTCGGGCGCAGTGATCGCCTCGGTGCCGGTGTTCGACACCTCGACGTAGATGATGTTCTCGCTCGCGCCGTTGGCGTCGCCGGAACCGACGCCCGCCTCGTCCGTGATCGTGACGAGCCGGCCCGCCGTGTTCGCCGCAGGCAGCGTGATCGCGCCGTCGAACGACGCCGTGATCGCCGCGTAGATGCTGCTCGTTCCGGACAGCGCCGTCGCGGTCGACACAGCCTGTCGCGTGTAGCCACCCGACCCGCCGCCAGCTGCGACGCCGATGATGGTCGATCCGCTTCGCGAAAGAACCTGCCCGTCCGCGACCGCGCCCACCGTAAGCGTCGTCGGCCCGGTGGACTCGACCAGTGCCCGCGCTGCAACGCTCATCGGATCAGCCTCACATGCAAGTACGTCTTCCCGATCCCGGTGTCAGGCGTGATGTTTGTCGCCGGATCGGTCGAGAGGTACATCGCGAGCGACGACGTCTCGGTCATGTACGCCGTCCCCGACGCGGTCAGCGGCGAGCCCTTCCCGCCGGTTCCGATGGTCACCTTCGCGCCACCCACGTTCGCGCCATCGGCGACGACGCGAAGTTCCAACTCGAGGCCGGGTGTCAGGCTGTTCGGCACCGCGACGCAGGCCGTGAACGCGTACAACCCCGACACGGGAGCGATGAAGAACGACCCGCTCGTGTTGCCGTTCGTGTCGCGGTGCACGGTCGCCACCGGCACCTGCGTGCCGGGCTTGCCGGTCGACCCCGTGATGCTCGCGCCTGCGGCGTCGTACAGGTGCGCGAGCACGTCACGCGGACGCTTCTTCGTCGGCGTGATCCCGCGGCGCGCGCGTGCCTCGCGCGCCATGACCTTGCGCGGACGCACCGGCAGGTTCTCTGCGACCTCAGCATCCGATACGAAGAACCCGCGCAGTGCGAGCTGCGTCGAGCCCTCGCCGCCCTCGGTGCGATGCGAGACGCCCTGCACGAGCGCGATGAACGTGCCAGCCCCGGATGTCGCGTCGAACAGCGCGCCCTCGGGTCGCGGCTGCAGCGTCAGGCCGTCGCCGACCTCGACCCACGGGAAGAACGGGACGCGCACGCTCAGCGACACCGCGGGCTTCGACAGCGCGCCCAGTGTCAGGCCTGCAAGCGTCAGCGCCTCCGCGCTGCTGTTGATCAGCGACGTCTGGTCGAGCGTGTACTGGCAGAACAGCGGGCCGAACTCCGCGATGCTGTCGGCGTCCTCGACCCGAATGCGGGTCTGCGTGCGCGGCCCCGTCTCCGGTCCGTCGAAGTACCAGACCTCGACGATGTTCCGGACGTGCTCGCTCTCGAACTCGACGTCTCCGTCGAGCACGTACTGGTCCGCGGTGAACGCCCCAGCGTCGCCGTTCTGCGTGTAGGTACTGCCGTCATCCTTGTCGATCGAGCGCAGCACCGGCTGACGCCGCGAGCCGGTCCACTTGAACCGCAGGTCCCAACCGATCTGGTCGACGAACGTGCGACACAGGTCCCAGTACGACTGCGGGGGCGACCCGTAGTCGCTCGCCTCCGCACGCGTGACGTTCCAGCCGGGAGACACCGGCGTCGACAGGTCGAACGAGTCCTCGAAGCACTGCCACGTCGCGGTGTTGTCCGTGACGGTCGCGAGGTACGTCGTCGGCCACGTCGGCTCGGCACCGCCGGTCGTTCCTGCGACCGTGCACCGGTAGAGATACCCGTTGCGCGCGGTCGGCCGCACGAGCCGACCGACCTGCACGACGGTCGCCGTCGTCCACTCCGCGGCGGGCAGCGCGCCGACGTTCGTCCACGTCGCAGAGCCGTCCGTCGTCGTGCCGCCCGGAGTCGCGTTCCATGAAGGCTCCGCGCTGTCGGTCGTGCCCGCCGTGGTGCACCGGTACAGGTAGCCGTTCGGCTCCGTCGGCCGACGCAGGTCACCGATGACGCGCGCGACATCGCCGACCCACGGTCCGGGGTCGAACGCGGCCGTGTCGAGCACCGCCTGCAGCGTGTCCTCAAGCGAGTCCGGAACGGTCGCCGGCCAGTTGCGTTCCTGCTCCTGCCACCGGTCGATGATGCGTCCGGACTCGTCTCGGCATTCGAGCGTGATCGCGTCATCCGACACGCGGATGCGGTCGACCTGCCCGCGCACGAGCTCGATCCAGTTCGACGGGTCGGCAACGCCTTCCGGTGGCAGCACCTGCACGTCAACGATCACGAGCCGCTTCAGCGCGAGCACCGCGCCGCTGCGATTCGCGCGCGACGACCGGAGCGGGTTGATCGTGTTTTCGCCGACCGCGGCCACGAGCGCGACCGTGAAGGTCGCCGTGGTGTTGTCCAGGTCCTCGGCGTAGTCGATGCCGCGCACCCAGTTGACGCCGTCGTGATCCGACAGGTCGACGGTGACGCCGGTCGTCTTGTTCACCACGCGAACGCGCGTCGCCACGCCCGCGTCGAACGACCGCGCGAGACGCTCGAACGCAGCGCCGATCGTCCTCATCGTTCCGCCTGCGAAAGCTGGAACGCGAGCGTGGCGTTGCGCGATCCGCCGTCCGCCGCGTACATGAAGCGCAGCCCGTCGCCCGTGACGGACGGCAGGCACTCGACGTCGACGTTGCCGACGTAGTCGCCCGACACATTCACCCGCGGCAGGTCGCTGAAGCGCGCGTCGTAGATCGTGCCGATCATGTCGGCGGTCAGGGCGTACGGCAGGAGCAGGAGCTCGTCGACGTAGCCCTCCCACGGGTTCGTGACGCTGCCGAAGTAGCGACCGAGGTAGAAGGCCGGCGCGCTGCCGGTCGCGGGCATGACCGTCGCGTCGGTACCGACGCTCGTCCCGTCGATGAAGAGTTGCGCGGCGAAGGTGTCCGACGACGGCGCGCGCCGCAGGACGACCGCGACGTGGTGCCACGCGGCGTTGCCGATGTCGGTCGTGTATTCGATCTCGGTCGTCGTGACGCCGGACGTGATGAACCGCAGGCGGAGCCGCCCGTTGGACCCGACGCGGTACAGGTACACGCCGTTCGTCTCGTCGCCGAGGCACCACAGGTAGGCGTCGGTCGTCGATGCGATTCCGTCGACGTAGTGCGGCCCATAGAACCAGCCCGCGATCGTCACGTCGTCCTGCCGACGGAAGTCCGTCAGCGTGCCGGAGAGCCCGAGCGTTCCCGACCGCGAGCCGTCGGCCCACGACGACGCGCGTGCGCCGCGCTCGATCTGCAGCGCGTCGAGGTAGAAGGTTCCGGCGCCCGCGTGCGTGTAGAACTCGACCGTGATCGTCTGCGATGCTGACGTCGTGCTGTCGTCGAGCGTGATACTAAACCGCTGCCACGTCGTCGTGAGGACGAGCGTTCCGTCTGTCAGCGACGTGCCGTCGTCGGTCGAGTTGAGCGTGATCTCCATCGCCAGCGTGCCGGCCGAGCACCGGGCGTAGAAGCTCGCGGTGTACGCGGTCGACACCGGGACGGTCGTGTCCGACGCGCTCCACTGGACGCCACCACCGACGCCGCCCGCGACGACCTCAAGGCAGTTCGCGCCCTGCACGGGCGTCGTCGTCACGACACTGCGGGTCGCGCCGCCGATCGCCGTGAATGGCGTCACGCTCGACGCGCTGCGGGCGTCCGACGACAGCAGGTTCGTCGCGCTCGCTTCGATCGCGATCGCCTGCTCGAAATAGGAATCCGCGCCCAGGTTCACGAGAGGGTTGCCGCTCGCGGTCGTCTTCTCGACATACCCGTTCCGCCGTGACACCGTCCCCGACAGCAGCAGCCCGCGCGACGTGTACGTGTCGGGGTCGGCGCTCGGGTTCAACGTGGTCGAGCCCGGCAGCGTGTCGAACGCACAGCGATGCCCCCTGCCCTCCAGCAGCCCGCGCCACGCTGCGGCCTCCGCGGGCGACAGCAGCCGCGTCGCGCCCGTGATCGCGTCCAAGTACGCCGACCGCGCGCGATGCCGACTGCCGTCATCCGCGACGACGTCCGCGCCGAGCACCTGCGCGCCGAGGCGCGCGGAGTCGGTCGCGACCGGGATCTCGATGCCGTTCAGCGTCAGCAGGCTCATGGAGGTGTCGGCGTCGGGGCGTAAGCGGTGGGCCGCTGAGTCCGGGCGCCGCCGGAATCGGTGCCGCTCGTGGCCATGCCGTTTTGTCGCGCGCTCACGGTGACGACGTTCGTGAAGCCCTCGTCGCCGGAGACGTAGATCGGTCCGTAGAAGTTGAAGATGTCACCGCCACCGGTCGGCCCCATCGTCGGCGCGACGCCAGCAGCAACCGCCGGAAGTTGCGGGCTCGTCACGGGCGGCATGAAGCCGCCGAACGGCGCGCTGCTCGCGCTCGTCGCGTCGAACATCGCCTGCGCGACCTTGAAGCCCGCGGGCAGGTTCAGGAACGACTGCGCCACGCGATTCGCCGCGTCGGCCGCGTCGCCCATCCCGATGGCGGCCTGCTCCGCGTTGAAGCCGATCGACCAGACTGCATCGAAGGCCGCGCCCATCGTTTCGAGGATGCCGCCCTGTGTGACCATCCCCGCACGCAGGTCGGCGATCTGCGCCTTGAACGCGTCGCCGAACATCGACAGGAACGCGATGCCGCCCTCGCGGACGGAGTTCTGCAGCGCGTTCAGCGCCCACTGCGTCGCGGCCGCACCGGCGGCGATTCCGGCCGCGAGGCCCTTCACCACCTCGAACACGATGGCGAGCGCTTGGTTGACGCCGGAGATCTGCATCACCAGGCCGACGATGTCGCCCACGATCTTGAAGGCCTCGACCACCGCGCGGATCGCCATCGTCAGGACGGGCACCGCCGGACGCAGCAGTTCCGTGATCGCGTTGATGATGTCGACAAGGCCGGTGTCGAGCGCCTTCCCGAGCGCTTGTCCTTCTTTGCTGTGCGAGAGGGCTTGGGCAATTGCGCCCATCACGTCGCCAGTCAGCAGCGACGAGACGATCTGCGTCGTCTTTGGCGCAACTCCGGCGAGGGCCTGAACGGCATTACTCACAGCGCCCTTGAAATTTTCCAGTGTCTCCGCGACGCGCTTCGCGTGCTCTTGGACCATCTGCGTGTACGCGTCGTTCGTCGCGTGATTTGCCGCCGTCGCGAACGATTCACCGGGACGGACGTGGCGCTGTCTCGACTCCTCCCGCGCCGCCATCCGCGCCTGGTCTCCGTCGCCGAACACCGTCTCGGCCGCGTTCGCGCGATACCCGGCATTGCGCTCTGCGCGCTCTGCGGCCTCACGGCGGATCGAACTGCCGGGGCCGTCGATGCCGAACGAGTCGAGGTCGCGCTGCTGGCGGATGGCCGCGCCGAGCGTGAGTAGTCCGTCGGGTCGCCAGCCGCGGGCCTGTGACACCGCGTCCGACATTTCCTTGCGCCGGGCGTTGCGCGCTTCCTGTCGACGCTGCTCGCCTGCGGCGCGATCGGAGGCGATCTGCTTGTCCAGCACGGCCTCCAGCGCCGACAGCCCGGCTTCGGCCTCCATGAGCGCAGCGGTCGCAACGCGAAGATCCTGCTCGACCAGCGACCGAGCCTCTGCGTTCGGCGCACGCGCCACGCCCGCGCGCAGCATTTCGACGTTTGCACGACGACGCGACACGGCCGACTCGGCTGCGTCCATGCTGCCGAACAGTCCGACTGTGCCCGCCGAAAGCCCCGTGCTCATCGACGCGACGATCGTCGCGGTCTCGGCACGCACCGATGCAGCCTCGGCGTTCACGGCGCGCAGTCGATCGAGCACAGTGTCGAGGGCCTTCGTCTGCGAGGCGAGGTCCTCGGCAAACACCTGCGCCACGCGCTTCGCGTTCGCCTCCGCCTCCCCCCACTGCTTCACGAGCGCCGACACCCCGACGCCAGCAGCTGCAATCCCGGCGCCGATCACGCCGCCCTGGAAGAGCCCCTGCAGGATCGCGCCTGCGCCCTGCGCGGCCCTGCTGAGGCCTTCGTATTCCTTCCCGAGCGACCCGAGCGCGCCCGAGAGACGGTTCGCCGCGCCGACCAGCACCTCGCCCTTCAGCGCCTTCTGGAGGGTCTTGCCGACGTCCTCGGTCTTCTTCGCCGTCTGCTCGGCGGCCGTGTCGATGCGACCGAGTGCGTTCTGCGCGTCGCGCACGCCGGACATGAGTCCGGCCGTGTCCATCGTCAGCTTCGCAACGAGCGAACCGAGGTCGAGATTGGACACACGTCACCGTCGCGCGCGGGCCTTCTTCGCGGCCTTCTCGCGCTCGTCTGATTGCCACTTCCAGAACTCGCCCCACTCCGCGAGCTCAGCGTCCGTCAGGGTCTCCGCGACTTCGTGCGCGAACTTCCCGAGCTTCTCGGCGACCGCGAGCACCATCAGGCGCCGCGAGTCGCCCTTCAGCCTTTTCCCGGCTCCACCTCGGGCGACGACAGCTCGCGGAACGCCGCGACGAACGGCTCGATCTGCGACTGCGTGAGTTCCTTCAGCCGGGCGCGATCCGCCTCCTGGAACAGCGCGGCGCCGGTGCCGGGGTCGATCACCGCTTCGAGCAGGAACTGCACCGCGCCGTCGGCCGCGGACTTCTCGTGGGCCTTCGCGATGCGGTCGCTCGCGGCGATCGACACCGCGCGGATCTCGACCTCGATCGACTCACCGCCGCCGATGTCGAGCGGCACCGTCTTGCGGCGGACGTCCTTGCGGTTCAGGAACTTCTCGCGCGTGGTCATGCGGGCTCCGGGCGATTACGAGGACGCGACGGTCGAGACCGACAGACCGGCGGCGGGATCGCGAACGGTGAGAACGGCGGAGAGCGACGAGGTCACGAGCCCGTCGGCGGGGCTCGTGGTGTCGCGGGTCTTCAGCAGCGCCCAGAAGCGGATGAACGTCCCCTGCCCGCCGGGCTGGTACTCGATGAAGATCGAGTCGCGACCATCGAGGAGGTCGCGCAGGGTGTTGCCGCCGCCATCGAGGTCGTCGTCGGCGTCGCTAACGACCTCCATGCCGAGCTCGCCGCGGAACATCCCGAGCACGAACTCGCGGTCGCCGCCGGACTCGAAGTCCGTGACGTCGAGCTCATCGAACGAGGTCGCGAGGTCGGCGGAGCGCGCGAACGCGATGTCGTACAGCGGCAGGTACTTGCCCGACACGCGGACGAGCGCGGACGACCCCTGGTCCGCGGCGAACGTCACCGTGCCGGTGAAGTAGTCGACGCTGTACCCGGTGCCGGCGACCCAGGAGCCACCGCCGAGGGGGTCGACTTCGACGACGACCGCGGTGTCGGGGTCCAGCACGCGCTTCGACGCCGCGGTGATGCGGTAGACGGTGTTGGCCGTGATCTTCGTGCAGGCCTCGTTCGTCATCGTCGTCGGCGTGCCGCCGACCTTCAGCGTCGTGTTGTAGGCAGCGGACTGCGGCATCGGGGATCCGGGTCAGGCGGGGTCGAGGATCAACGCGGCTACGATCGCGTACGACTACGGCACCGCCGTGACGGCGCCGTTGAGGCGCGCGGTGACGCTCGCCGAGGTCTTGCCGTCGACGCCCGTCGTGCGGTTGTACGCGGTGATCCAGAACTCGCCCTTGTAGCCGTTGGTGCCGTCCGGCAGGTACTGCAGGAACGTCACGGTGCGGCCGGTGTGGGCGCTGCGGATCGCGTCCTGCTGCGTGTCGCCGTAGCTCTCGTCGAGGTCGAAGTTCAGCGTGACGCCGCGCAGGCCGAGGATGAAGCGACGGTTGCCGTCGTCGTCCTTCAGGTCCGAGATGTCGAGCTCGTCGATGCCGCTGTTGTCGCTCGCGTTCGTCACGCCATCGATGGACGTGTACGTGCCGCCGAGCGTCGTCGAGTGCTTGACCTTGGCCTTGTAACCGGCGGACTGCGCCATGACGGTGCCTCATCGCGCCGTGCGGCGCGTCGTGTGGGTGGGTGGAATTCAGGCGTCGTCGACGGCGACGAGCTGCGCGTTCACCGAGAACTCGGGACGCTCGCTGCCGTCGAACCCGAGGTACGTCGGCTCCGACTCGCGGACGAGCACCGAGAGGTAGCCGGAGATCGACGCGCGGTGCAGGGCGTTGCGGATCCCGCGGGCCAGCGTGCGCGTGGTCGCGAACGCCTCGCGGCTGCCGCGGATGCGGACCTGCACGTCGAAGAAGTACGTGTCGCCATGCTCGGCGGCATCGAGATACGGAACCGGCGCGGGGCCGCCGCCGGCGAGCACGAACACCGCCGACTCCGGAACGCCGGGCGAGACCGGCCGCACCGGTCCGCGGAACAGGTTCGTGCCGAGGGTGAGACCGAGCCCGGCAGCGGCGAGGTGCGTCGCGATCGCGGCGTCGGGCGTCAGGTCGGTGGGCATCGGCTACCTGCGGGCGCGTCGCACGCGGGCCTTCGCCCGCTTCGACTTCAGCCGCTCCTTTCGTTCGTAGGACTTCATCGCAGCGAACGTGTCGCGCGTCGGCGCGTACTGGCCGTCCACCACCACGGGCTCCGTCGGCACCGCAGGGTCGAGCGTCGGGATCACGACGCCGCGCTTCAGGTTCAGCCGCGTTCGCTTCGCGAGCCGCTCCTTGAACCCGGAGGACCGCGCGTTCAGCGCGTTCTGCAGGAACTTCGCCTCGCCGGTCGTGTGCCGGAGTTCCGTGCGCTCGTGCACGTACACGGCGTACTCGGTGCCGTTGCCGACCTCGACGATGACGTCGTCGCCGCGCTGGACCGGAGGCGTGACGTAGTGCGTGGCGCGCAGGCGCCCGGTGTCGACCGGCGTCCGCTTCACGCTCTCGGCGTCGACCGCGAGGCCCTCTTGGTACAGCGCGGCGGCGGCGGCGCCCTTCATCCGGGCCGTCAGCGACAGCAGGTTCCGGACGACGGACTCCTTGCCCTTCAGCGCGCTCATGCCCCGCCCAGAAGCACCTTGAACAGCACCGCGTTCGGGTCGTCGAGGTCGTAGGTGCGGTAGACCTGCACGGGCCGCCGCGCGGCCGCGGCCGACGCCGTGTCGTCGCCCGGCAGCCAGATTCGGTCGGTCGGCAGGATCTCGGTCGAGGTGTAGACGACCGCGTCGTGCTCGATCTCCTGCGAGTCGCGGTCCTTCGACCGCTGGACCCTCGCGGCGAACGTCGAGCTCGCCCCGTAGGCGGGGTCGCCATCCGCGTCGGTCGACGCCTGCGAGCGCTTCGTGCAGGTCTCGCGCAGCGTCTCGTCCCAGAACGGCATCAGGCGCTCACCATCACCACGCGCCGGTACCGGTTCAGGATCACCGCGGCCTCGTCCGGGATCACGCCGCCGGCGCCAACGCCGATGATGGCGTTCGGCAGCCGGAACGACACCGAGGCGTCGCCGGTGCCCTTCGACGCCACCGCGCGGTCACGGCCGCGAGCTCGGAACATCGACACGACCGTCATCAGGCACGCGGCCTCGACGTCGTACGGGAGGTCACGCGTGCCGACGGAGTCGTTCGGCAGCACGTAGCCGCCGACGTACGTCACGACGACGTCGCGCTTCGCCGTGCCCGCGATCGCGTCTCGGCTCACGGAGTACGGCACGACCGAGTCGTAGCGAGGCCAGCCGCTCTCGCGGTACACCAGCCCGGCGGCCGCGTCCTCGATCGAGTACGCCGAGGCGTCCAGCGTCTCGCCGTCGACGACGATCGACGTGATCGACGCCAGCGGCGTGCGCGACAGCACGAGACGGCGCGTGCCGCTCGCCTGCAGCGTCTCGACCTGCGTGGTCTTGCGAAACGACCGATCGCAGTACCCCTCGCACGCTGACGACGCCTCCAGGACGTACCGCTCGACACGGGCGTCCTGCGACGAGTCGGTGATTCCGAGCTCGTCCTTCGCGTTCGCGAGCGTCGTCAGCGCGACGAGGTTCTCGAGGCTCACTTCTTCGCCGCCTCGACGGGCCGCACGTACTGGGCGGCGCCCTGCTTCACGAGTTGCGCGGCGTCGTCGGGCGGGAAGCCCACGACGTCGCCCTTCCACGCGTTCCCGCTGTGGAAGTCCTTCAGCATGCGCACGGGGATCTTGCCGTTCGGCGACGGCGCGGGCTCGCGCACGGTCTCGACGTTCTCGCTCATGGCGTTCTCGATGACGGGACAGGGGGAAGTCGACCGGGCCGCCCGTCGCGGACGCCAGCCGTGGGCCTACGCCCGCATCCGCCCGCCGCCAGCGCGACGAGAGGATGCGGACGCCGGAGCCGCTTGCGGCGACTCCGGGCCCGGACGAACTAGACGGGCGGGTTGCGGGCGCCGCCCTTGATGACGAGCGCGCCGAGATGCACCGACGGGGTCGAGCCGCCGACGTACGTCGGGGTGACGACCGCGCGGATGTACCGCTTCGCGTCGGCGAGGTTCACGTCGACCTCGGACAGCGTGTTCTCGGCGGTGATCGCGGTCACCGACGCGCCGGTGAGGTCCGAGAAGTCGCCGTCCGTCGTCGTGTCGCTGTGCTGCAACTTGCCGGCGACCGAGAACGAGTCGGGCGTGCCGGCGTCGACGCCGGTGAAGACGGCCAGCACGCAGCTGTCGAAGCCGGTGCGGTCGATGGCGGACCCCTTGATGGCGGTGCCGCTCGCGGTGGGGGCCTGCGGCGAGACCCCGATGTCGGGGTCGACGAACGCGCCGATGTCGTTGCGGGACGGGTGCATGGGAATGCTCCGCGCCTCGTGGGCGCGTTGGTGGTTGCGATGGTGGATGGGTGGTCGGTGGCGGCCCGTGCAGGCGCCGCCCCGGGGATCACGTCAGGGCGCGTCGACTAGACGGCGCCCCACTTGACGGTCTCGAGCATGGCCCACGCCGTGGTGTGGCGCAGGTTGTAGTCGATGAGCAGCGTCGAGCGCCACGCCGACTCGTCGCGGTTCAGGCCGCTGCGGATGGTGCCGTTGTCGTCGTAGGTGGCGTTCTCCTGGAAGACCACCGCCATGTCCCCGCTCTTGCCCTCGACGACCTCCTGCGCGACGCCGAAGTAGATCTCGGAGCCGTTCGACGAACCGCCGAGGGTGTTCGGGATGTTCTCGGTCGCGATGTACTTGTAGCCCTTGACCGTGCCGCGCTCCGCCATCTCGTCGCCGTAGGGGTACCGGCCGGTGCCGTCGCGCAGCTGCATCAGGTAGCGCTCGGTGCGGCCCGACATCAGGAAGAACGCGTTCTGCTTCGTGGGCTTCTGGTTGGCGTCCTGCACCTTGCCGATGATCTGGAAGATGTCGGAGTCGACCTGGGCGAGGCTCGGCGCGGTCGAGTTCACCGCGGTGACCTTCTGGCCGCTCGCCATGAGGCCGCGCAGGCCCGCGGGCTCCGCGCTGGTACCGAGCGAGCGGATCGCGGTGTTGTCCAGGCTCTGCGCCATGCCGCGGATCAGGTTGCCGCTCACGACCTCCGCGGCACGGGCGCCCGCGAACTGGATGAGCTGGTTCGACTCGACGATCACCGTGACGAGGCGCTTCGCGTTCAGCCGCACGAGGCCGAGCGCCGGCTTCGTGATCGACACCGACTCGCTCTCGCCGGCCCACGCGCCGCTGGTGCCCGTGTTCACGCGGGACATCGAGACGTTGCCCGCGGGCATGTCGATGCGGGTGATCGGCAGCTGCGCGATCGCCGACACCGGGCGGAGTTCCTCGATGATGGCGTCGGCGAGGACCTCGGGGATCAGCGCGCCGCCGTCGGCCAGCAGGCTGACCTGCATCTGGTTCGCGCGGGTCTGCGCGTTGGGTCCGCCGACGAGGCCGAACGCGCGCAGGTGCTCGTGCATCACCTCGCCGGTGCGCTTCAGGTTGAACTCGCGCTCGAGGATCGCGGCGACGTCCTCGTAGCGGCGGCCGGCGCGCTGGCTCATCGCGATCGACAGGAGGATCGCGCCGGTCTGCACGGCGAGCTCGCGGGTCTCCTCCGCGCGGGGGAGCGCGACGCCGACGAGGTCGCGGCGCATGGCCGCGCGGGTCAGGTTGCTGCGCTGCGACGCCGGGACGCCGCCGACGGCCTCCGGCACGACCGGCTTGCCGATGCCGGCGAGCGACAGCGCGTTGTCGGTGACGGGCTGGCGCTCGAGGGCGCCGAGACGCTGCTCGAGCGAGCCGAGCTTGCTGCCGAGGCCTTCGACCGCGGCGACGATCTTCTCCGTGCTCATGTCTTTCTCCTTCGCGGGCAAAGGCCCGCCTGTCCGGGCGGTGTCGCCGCCGGTTCGTTGCGGTCCCGGATGGGCCGCTGTGGGTGGTGCTGTGGCTACGAGGTGATGCGCTGGATCGCGGCGAGCACGCGCTCGGCGTCGATCTCGTCGTCGTCGGCCGGCTCGTCCGTGTCGGTCGGCTCGGGCTCCGCGCGCTTCTCGCCGCAGGCGGCGCAGAACTTGTCGTCGGGGCCGTACTCGCGGCCGCACTTGCAGGCTTCGGCCGCGGCCTCGTCCTTGGGCTCGTCCTTCGGCTCGTCCGCGCGCACGCCGACGACGGCCAGCGCGCGACCCAGCGCCTTCGCCGTCGGCGCTTCGATGCGCATGTCCCCGCGAGCGAACACGTACACGCGGCGGGCATCACCCGCGCGCGCCGTCGCTTCAGCCGTCGCCGACCCGGTCGCGCGCAGCACGAGCTCCGCGTGCGCCTTCAGCGGGTCGATGTCGATGCCGGCGGAACGGGCCTCGACGAGCGCGCCGGCGTTCCCCGGCACCGTCACGAACGACCACTCCATGAGCGTCTGGCGGATGAACCGCATGCCGCCCATGTCCTCGTCGTAGGTCCACTCGTCGGCCTGCCAGCCGACCGACGCGGCGTTGATGAACCCGCCGCGCACGAGGTCGTGCACGGTGTCCGCGAGAGGGAACGCGCCGCGCTCCGGGAACACCGGCTCCGCGACGAGCCGCCCGTCGTTGACCTCGATCTTCGCGGAGCGGGCGATCGTCGGCGTGCTGTAGTCGTGCATCCACAGCACGACGGGGTTCGCGCGGTACTGCTCGAGGTTCCAGCCGTCCTGGTTGATGACCGAGTTGTACCGGTCGACCTCGCCGGTGGAGACCACCACGCGGATCGGCTTGTCGGCGGCGCGCTCGATCGTCGACGGCATGCGGATGCGGGCGTCGCGGGTGAGCGCGGCGCGGTCGGCGCGGATCTGGTCGAGCGTCAGGATCTTCATCGTTTGCCTCGCAGCGCGCGCAGCACGTCGCGCCGCTGGTCGTCGAATCCACTTCGCACCGCAGCGCGCAGGTCGCGCTCCCACGGGACGAGGGCGCGGTCGTACGCGCGGTACGCGGCGTCGAGCCGCTCGGTCGTCACGTTCCCGGCGCGCAGCGACACGCCGTCACGCTCGTCGAGGTCGTCGTTCACCACGGCGATCGTCGTGCAGCGGCACTGGATGTCCTCGGCCGCGATGCCGCTGCCGCCGGGGTACTCCGCGGTCTTGCCGGCGTTCTCGCCCTCGACGAACCGGAACGGCTCGTCGATGCCGACTTCCTGCCCGTCCATCGCCGCGTGCGAGGTCCGCGTGCGGGCATCCCGCGTCGCGACCCACGCCCGCTTCTCGACGACGCCGGAGACGCGCTGCGCCTCGCGGGTCGCCCAGTTCGAGGCGCCGACGACCTCGGTGCGCGCGATGCGCTCGGCACGCACGGAGTCGGCCTCCGCAAACACGTCCTCGACGCGGTCGGCGAGGTCGTCGATCGACTCCCCGGCGCGCACGCCCTCGCCCAGAGATTCACGCAGGGCCTCGCGCGTCGTGTCCTGCACGTCCCCGGCGATCTTGGTCGACGACTCGTTCTCCACCCACTGCGGGATCAGCGGGTTTAGCAGGTCGAACTTCGCGTCCTGTCCGAGGTCCGCGAGGATCCGCTTCGACCACGCCTCGACGCGGTCGAGCATGATCGGCTCGGTCCGCTTCGTGAGCCGTTCCGGCCGCAGCGCCTCCAGTGCGCGACGCACATCCTCGTCGGACGAGACGTTCCGGCGGGGCCGCAGCGCGCGCGTCCACTCCGGGTCGTGATCCTTCGCCGACAGCGCACCGAACGGCGACGACGCCGGATACTCGTCCTTGCCCTTCGCGGGCTCGAACCCGGCGAGCGCCCGGACCTCGTTGTCCGTGAACGCCGTCTGCCGCGTCCCGATCACGCTTCGCTGGAACTCGCGGTCGGCGCGCGCCGGAGAGACGTAGGTCACGACGATGTCGGGCCCGAACTCCGGCGCGAGCTGCGCGTTCAGCGCGTCGCACAGCAGGTCCATGCGCGGGATCACGACGTACCGCGCCATGAGCTCGTCGGCGGCGTCGATCGTGCTGCGGTTCGAGTTCGTGAGGATCCCGAAAATCTCGGGCGGCACGCCGAACACGCTCACGATGCGATCGCGCTGCGAGTCCCGCAGGGACACGAGTTGCATGTCACGGAACGTGGTGTCGAGCCGCTCGACCTTCAGCTGCCGCCCGGTGAAGAGCGTGCGGAACGCGCCCCAGAACCCGCGGTGCTGCGCGTCCCAGTTCTCCTTCATCGCGGAGAGCTCGGGCTTCTCCGCGCCCTCGACCGTGACGATCATATCGGGCCGCGCGGAGTTGAAGAAGTACGCCTTCATGTACTTCGCGGCGTACTCGTCGGTGTCGAGCTCGTCGGCGAGCGACATCGCGAGACCGACGCCGCGCCCGTATGGCTCGTAGGGGTCGACGTCGCGGATGAAGATCACGTCCGCGGCAGGGATCGACCGCTGCACCTGGTTGTGCGAAATCCGGAACACCGGGCGATCCGGCGTCGGCGTCTCAAGGACCCACGACGGAGGCAGCGGCACCAGCCCGACAACCTCGCCGCTGCGGGCCCGTTCCTTCACCCAGACGCCCTCGCCCATCATGTCGAGGTGCAGCTGCGTGAGCTTGCGCATGGCGCGCTGCGTGAGCGCCTGGTTCGGCTGGGCGAGCAGCTGCGCCAGCGGATGCTTCGGCAGCGGGTCCGACAGCGTGCCGTCGGCCTGCCGCTGGCGAACCTCCAGCACGACCGACGCGCAGGCGTCGCCGATGCGGCTCGTGACGATCCGCAGCCACGGCATCGACCGGTAGCCGAGCAGGAGCTCGACCGACCCGCGGCGCGGCGGCGTCGCCCATGGCTGCAGCCGGTCGACGAACCCGGCGTCCTTCGGCTTCGGTGCGGCCCGCGTGAGCGCCCGCCATGCGTCTGCGATGCGGCTCAAGCGTTGCCCATGGCGACGCGCACGAGGCGCACCGCTTCGTTCGCGGCCGCCTCCCAGTCGGGAAACACCGCGTCGGTTTCGTGCAGGACTTCCTCGGGCCGACAGACCCGCGCGAGCCAGCGATCTCCGACGCCTTCCACGTCGAGCGACAGCCCGCCAAGGTCCGTGGTGAACCCGACCCACGGCTCCGTGATCGCAACCCAGCCCGTCACGGCGCGTACCAGTCGGCCGACAGCCGCTCGACGATCTCAAGCCCGGCGAGCGCGTCGACGAGCCACGCCGCCGACAGGTCGAGCCCGTCGAGCGCCACCGCCCACTCGCCACCCGCCGGGTGCTCCCGCGGGACGTCGTGCGTGGTCGTCCCGTCGCGCGGGTAGCCCTGCACCGCGTCGATCGCGGCCACCAGCACCACGGCGTCGGACTCGTTCGTCGTGATCGCGTAGTGGCTCACGGCTGCACCCCTGCGGCACGCGTCACGGCTGCACCCCGTAGAGCGGCGCCCACCGCGCCCAGTAGGTCGCGACCTCGCGATCGGTCAGCGGCTCCGTGTGGATCGCCGCGGCGTACAGGTCCATCGCCAGCACACGCAGCGGCGTGGTCGCGGCGTCCGCGCCGATGATGAAGCTCGCCGTCGGCGAGTTGCCGGTCGGGAACGTCACGCTCGACCGGGCGTTGATCTGGCCGTTCCGGTAGATCGTGATCCGGTCGTTCACGTCGTCGAACACGGCCGCCCAGAGTTCACGCTGCGTCGTCGAGATCCCGCGCGTCGCGTTGATGAACGCGCTCGACGTCCCGTTGCCGATGTACGCCACGACCACGCCGGACGATCCCGAGCCGTTCGCGGTGATGGCCCAGCCGTTGTCGTTCCCGATCCACGGCCGACACTGGAGCACCGGCGGAAAGTCGCCCGTCGAACCGCTGCGGCCCTGCACGACGAACACGATCGACAGGCCGCGCGCGCTCGCGCTCGTCGCAGCAAACGCCGCACGCGCAAGCGAGTCGTTCGACCCGTCGAACCGGATCGCGTCGCGCAGCGCCGTCGGCTGTGAAGCGGCGGTGCCCTGCGCAAGTTCAGCGTGCCCGACGTTGTCTCCGAGAGCCGACAGCGCCAACCCGTTGAACGTCCGCCGCCGGTCGGCGAACCACGCCGCGCCGAGGCCGCGCTTCACGGGCAGGAGCAGCCCGAGGTCGCGCGTGCTCACGGACTCGGCTCGAGCGAACGGATCTGCACCGTCGCCGTCAGCGCCGGCGCCGAGCCCGACACGAACGACGGCACCGTGACGTAGAAGAGCTCGCTGCCGACGTCCGACAGCACGAACGGCAGGCCTTCGTCGACGTCGTTGCTCGTCACCGTGTACGGGACGTCGGCGATGCGGTCGATCACGGCGTCGCCGTTGGCGTCGAGCGTGCCGCGCCAGAAGCGCAGCGTCAGCCCCGTCGGGTTCGTGCTGCCGGTGCTCGCGCCTGCGGCCACGCGGATCTCGATCTTGCGCGACGACTCGCCGAGGCTCACGAAGTCGTCGGTGTCGCTCGGCGCGGCGGCTTCCGCCGTCTGTGCGGCGAACGCTCGCAGCGTCCGCCAGTTTCGTGCGCTCGCCATCGTGTGTCCTGAGCCTGGGCTACACGAACCCGGCGTAGCCGCGCGACGGCGGCGTGTGGATCGCGAGCGCGAGCGCGTCCGCCCTGTCGGGCGACCGGCCGAGCCGCTTCTTCATGTCCGCCTTCGACTCGACCTTCATCCGCCCCTGCGCATCGAACGCGTACGTGGGCGAGACGATCTCGGCCTGCAGCCGGGCGTCGTCCGGGATCGAACCGCCGTCCTTCAGCCAGTCGCGCACCGCGCCCCAGAGCTGGTCACGCAGCGCGTGGTATCCCTCGGTCGTCGCCTTCTCCGAGACGTTCACCGCGACCGCCTGTACTTCCGGGCTGCGGACGAGCACGTCGAACACGCTCGAGCCGACGCCGATCACGTCGACATTCACCGTCGGCCGCTCGTCCTGCCGCCGGAGGCCGCGCACGACCTCGAGCACGCGACCCGCGAGGTCAGGGCCGTCGAGCTGTGCGAACGCCCGGGCGTCGATCACCGCCTTGCCGCGGCGGGCGACCAGCACGCTTTCGTCGTCGCCGAACCGCGCGACATCGAGACCGAACATGAGCGGACCGTCCGGCTCCGCCTCGCGAGCGATCGCGTCGAGCACGTATGACAGCGGCACGACCGCGCGCTCGCCCTGCGCCGGGAAGTCCCCGCGCACGCGCACCGCGTAGAGCGCCGACTGCTCGCCCCACTCGCGGCGCTTTTCCTCGACCCACTCCCGCGTCGCGAGGCCCGGGATCGGATCCTCGAGACCGGTGACGTTCGGCGTCTCCTCACTCGAGATGTGGATCGTCCGCCAGAAGTCGGCCTTGCCGTGGAACGCATCGAAGAACGTGCCGGCGGTGCGCGTGGCGTTGCTCAGCATCACGATGCGCGCGCCGCCGGCGCGGTTGCCTTCGAGCGCCTCGAACACCGCCTCGTCGACGCCGGACGCTTCGTCGATGATGAACAGCATCTCCGGGCCGGAGTAGCCCGCGATCCGCTCCGGCTCGTTCGTCGACAGCCCGACGATCTCGCGGCCGTCCTTGCACTGCAGCCCCGTCTCCGGGTCCGTCGCGAGCCGGCCGCCGATCGGGATCGGCGCCACGCTGTGGATGCGGCGCAGCTCCTTCCACAGGATGTCGCGGACCTGGCGGTACGACGCCGACGTCATCACGACGCGAGCTCGCGGCCGTGTCGTGACGAACCACAGCGCGAGGACGACGACCGCGCTCGACTTCCCGATCTTGTGCCCGCTGCGCACAGCGACGCGGCCGTGCCCTGCGACCGCGCGCAGGATCTCCGCTTGCTTCGACCAGACGCGAAGCCCGAGGGCCTCGCCAGCGAACCGGACCGGATCGTCACGCCACCGCGAGAGCAGCGCGCGCGCACCAGCGATGTGCTTCGAGCGGTAGGCGGGCGGGACCGTTACGCCCAGGCGAGGACCTTGAACTTCGCGCCGGTCGTCACGGTCACGACGACGTTGGTCGACGTATGCGTGCCCTCGGCGCAGTCGTACCCGGCGGCGAGGTCGGCCGCGAGCTCGGTCGGCGCGACCAGCACCGCGGACGGCACGACGCCGAGGCCGTGCGCGACGTTCTGCGCGCTGCCCGTCCCGGTCTGCTCGGTCGAGACGAACACGGCGGCCTTCGCCTTCGTGACCTTGCCCGCGCCGATCGTCGTGACGCCGGACGAATCGATCGTGACGTCGCCCGAAGGCGCGACCACGGAAGCGCCCTGCCCGAGCGACTTCGCGAACGGACCGGTGTCCGTGTCGGTGACGATGATGCCTGCGGCCATTGGGGTGCTCCAGCGGCATGGGCCGCGTACGCGGACTCAGCCGCGGGTCAGGTTCGTGGTGACGCGATGCGCTCGCCGAGCTCGGCGACCTCGCGCAGGCGGTCGGCGGTCTCGCGGGCGGCGGCGTTCACGCGGGCGAGGTCGGCTTCGATCTTGTCGATGCCCTCGAGTTCGACGGCGAGGACCTGCGTGTTCTTGGCCGACGGACTGGCCGACGGACTGGCCGGCGCCGGGCGCGTCGGCCGCACCGCCGCGATGAGCAGCAGCAGCACCGGCAGCGTCAGCAGGCCGGCGAGGTACGCCTCGGTCGGAGTCATGCCGCGCCCTCCGGCGTCGCCGCCGCTTCCAGCAGGTCGAGCAGCGCCTCCGGCACGCGCTCTTCGCCCTCAGCGTCCGCGCCGGCGTAGTGCAGGCGCTTGTCGAGGATGTCGGCCACTGCTTTCGCCGCAAGCGTCGCGCCGCGCAGGTCGCCCTTGTCGACCAGCGCCGCTTCGTAGCCCTTCACGCGCTCGGCAGCCGATCGCAGTTCGTCGACGTCGGAGACCACCTGCGGACCCAGCAGGTCGCGCACCGCCCCCTTCGTCACCTCGCCGCGCATCGCAGCCTTCGCGGCGACGATGCGGCGGATCGTGCGTGACGTGACCCCGATGCCGTGCGCCCCTTCGAGCCACGTCGCGATCGAGTCCGACGACTCACCCTTCGCAGCGCGCGAAAGGATCTCCGTCTCGACTTCGGTCGGTATTTTGCGGCGAACCGGAGCAGCCATGGCCGTGGACCGAGTTGGACCCAGCGGACCGGCGCGGTCGTCCGCGCAAGCCCTCACCTATAGGTGTTCCAGTGATCCGAGACGGCCAAGGCGGACGAAGTCGGTCCTAAGTACGCGTATCGACTGAGAAGTCCGACGACAACAGCCGCTGCTCGATCGCATCGACGAGGTCGGGCATCCGACGCCGCAGCGTGGACGTCACGACCAGCAGACGCCGGCCGGACGTCCGAAACGGGACGCCCTCCGACTCGAGCAGTCGACGCATGGAATGCCTGTGGACGCCGACGAGCTTCGCGAGCTCGGGGATCGTCAGCAGGGCGGGCAGCGGACGTCGGTCGGTCGTCATGGACGGGTCGGTCATCGCGAGGCCCTCCACGCCGCGTGAGCGTCCAGGAGCGCACGAGACGCCGCATCGGTGAGTCGGCCGACCAGCGCCTCGATCTCGCGTCTCCGGGCCCGCGGGAGGCCTTCCTGCGACGCCTCGGCAGAGACGCAGGCGAGCCAGCGGGCGAGCGTCTGCGGAGTGCAGGCGTCGGCGTGGGCAGCGATCGCAGCGGGGGTCACGAGCAGGACGCCTCCGATCTCGACGCTGTCGGAGAGCCGGTGCTTCCAGGGAGAGAGCTCCTCCGGGCGCAGCGGCCCGCGAGGGGAGTACGCCCCGCGAAGGACGCGGACGTGGAAGGGCTGCAGTCGGGCGAGGCGACGGTCGATCGCTCGCACGCGACGCGCGGCGACGAGAGCAGGAGCGTCGTCCTCGAGACCCCACTCGCGGATGACGAGAGACGTCTGCACGCGCGTGCCGAGCGCGAGGACAGCGGCCATCGCTCCGAAGTTGGAGCGCAGTCCGACGTCGCCACGCCAGTCGTCGCTGAAGCGCCAGACCAGCGCTCGCTCGTCGAGCGGGTGGAGGTGTACCTGTGGCGGCAGTGTGGTCATGTGCCCCTTCGCTGAAAATCCGAAATCCGGTCCGCGAAATCCGCCTATCTAAAGTACTTAGTAGTAGGGCCCTCCCACGTTCCCCCGGAAGTGCCGGACGCGCGCGAAACGCTACGGAAATAGGGCATCAGCCCACCCGTCGGTGTTTCCCCCACCTTTCCCCCACCTTTCCCCCACGTCCCCCGGCGGCGCCGGAAGTTGTGGTGGCGTGGGGTGGTCGGGGGATTGCTGGGGGAATCGGTCGTCCCCCACGCTTTCGCGGGTTTCTCCCGATGAATCCTGCGAGTTCTCGGCGCTGGGGGAAACGGGGGAGTCGATTTCGACGATGTCGGCCGAGCCGGAATTTTCGCCGGTCGCGCGGCGGAACTCCGCGAGGTCGATCGCCCAGAAGTCGGTGTCGAGGTGCTTGCGGGCGTCGCGCGGCCGGACCGGGCGCGGCAGGGCCCCGGGCGCCGGCAGGAAGAGTTGCTTCAGGCGCGACTCGTTCAGCGACCGGAAGTCGGGGTGGGACCGCAGCAGGCCGTTCGCGAGCATGGCGAAGTGGACGACGAGCAGTTCCTGACCCTTCACGCGGACGCGGCCGATGCCGTCGTCCGGATAGAAGCCCTCGACCGTGAGCAACGACTTCTTCCAGCGCTTCGTCTCGCCGCGCTCGTCGGTGAACGCATGCCAGACCGATGCCGCGAGCAGGGTCCGGACGAGCTGCACGGGGGCACCCTCGGCGTCCTCGCGCTTGCGTGCCGGCGCGCCGGCGACGAGGTTCTTCAGCAACGCGACGGCGAGCTTGCCGGTGGCCTTCGGATGTGCGCGGCGGGCCCAAAGGTCGAGCGTGCCGGTGTACCGGATCACGCGCTTCTCGAGGTCGGCGGGCGTGCCGATGGCCGGGATCTCGACGACCTGGCCGGTCTCGAGCCAGACGAGGCGGAGCTCCGCGCGGGGCTCGTCGTAGTCGAGGACGCCCCAGTAGGTGTCGATCCAGGCCCGAAGGGCGCTGCGGGCGGGGTCTCGGGAGGCCGCGCGCTGCTCGCGTTCGCGCCGGGCGGCAAGGATCCGCTGGTCCGCGGCGGTAGTGCCGGCGGTCGCGATCTTGGGCAGGCGCTCGACCGCGAGGCGGTCCTCGTCGCGGCGCCGGACGTCCTCGGCGATCGCGGTGAAGCAGAGGTCGTCGACGGCCTCGCGGGTGAGCGGCGGCCGGCAGCGGCGGTCGTTGATCTCGCGCAGTCGTCGCCGCAGGGCGTCGGGATCGACCTCGGCAGCGGCCAAGGCCTCGGCGAGAGCCGAGAGCGCGCCGCGAACGTCGTCGCCGGTGGCGCCGCCGCGGCAGACTCCGAAGGCGTCGATTCCCGGGGTGCGGACGAGAGGCTCGTCGTCGGGGATCTCGAGCGGCCCGATCTCGACGGTGGGCTCCGGGGACCACAGGCCGACGAGCCAGTCCGGCAGGTCGGCGAGCGGCGCGTCGGGGTCGACCCAGGAGTAGGGCTCGCCGGAGGCGTGCAGCGACGGCGGCAGGATGACGTAGCCGCCCTCGCCGACGGTGTTGATGCGCTCGCCGATGCGGGCGGCGGTCGACGGGTACGACCCGGTCGACGGGTGACGGAACAGCGCGAGCTCGCCGCCGGTGCCGGTGCGGATCGTGAGGGTGCGGGGCAGCGGGCCGTGACGGGACTCCAGCGCGCGACGCGCGGCCGTCGAGCCGGCGTCGAAGTCGACCGCGAGCAGGTTCTGCACGCGCCCGGTGGCGGCGGCGATGTTCCGTCCGGGGTCGGCGGTCCACCAGCGGCGCACGGTCCCGATGTCGTTCGTCGCGTTGTCGTGGACGCGCTTGCCGCGCAGGGCCGAGTGCTTGCCCGGGGTGCTGCAGGTGGCGTTGCCGCAGGTGCAGGCGTAGCGACCGTCGTCGTCGGCGCGCGCCCGCACGCTGTGCAGTGGGTGCAGCCACCAGCCCTGGGCGGCGAGCGCGAGCGCGGCCTCGGCGAGTGGCGTGGTCTCGGTCGTCACAGGACGTACCCCCCGGCGGGCTCGCCGCCTTCACCGGTATCGCTGCGGTCGCCCCGGTTCGCACCATGCGCCGGGGTCCGGCGGCCGCCGGGGGAATCGGGGGAAAGAGCCGCGGCGACTTCGGGCGTGGCGCGTCCGAAGACACCAAGGCGCTCGCGCGCGAGCGCGACGTACTCGGGGTTGATCTCGATGCCGATGGCACGTCGACCGTGCCGAAGGGCGACAGTGAGCGTCGTCCCGGTCCCCGAGAAGGGGTCGAGCACGAGGTCGCCGGGCTCCGATCCCGCGAGGATGCACGGCTCGACCAGCGTCTCCGGGAACGTCGCGAAGTGCGCGCCCTTGTACGGGCGCGTGGCGATCGTCCAGACCGATCGCCGGTTGCGGGTCTTCGCCAGACTCCAAGGCGAATCGCTTCCGCGCCCACCGATGGTCCGCCTCGCGGGCCGCTTGAATCCGTTGCCGCTTCCGCGACTGCTCACGGTCGGCTCGGCCATCGCTGCGTCGTCGTGGAAGTACCGCTCGGACTTCGACAGGTGAAACAGATACTCGTGCGCGCGGGTGCAACGGTCGGTCACGCTCTCCGGCATCGGGTTTGGCTTCGACCAGATGATGTCCTGTCGCAGCCACCAGCCGTCCGCCTGCAGCGCAAACGCCACGCGCCACGGGATGCCGATCAAGTCCTTCGGCTTGAGGCCGTCACCGATCCCCTTCGGACTCATCCGGTCTGGGGTGAAGCGGCGATCGGCGCGCTGTCCGTTCTTGCCCTGCATTCCGCCGCCCCGGGGCGACGCGTACGAGTCGCCGAGATTCACCCACAGCGTGCCGTCCTCCCGCAGGACGCGGCGCACCTCGCGGAATACGTTCACGAGCGCCTCGACGTAAGCCGCGACGGTCTGCTCTTGCCCGATCTGGCCGTCGTGCCCGTAGTCGCGCAGGCCGAAGTACGGCGGCGAAGTCACGCACGTCCGAACGGACTCGGCATCGAGGCAACGGATCCGGGAGCGAGCGTCGCCGACGAGAATGGAGGTCACGGCCGGACTCCCGAAGAAATCGCCGCGGGCACGCGAGACGGGCCGGCGCTGGACGTGGCGAGCGCCACACCGGAGCCGTCTGCGGCGGCTGGCGCGGGGAGCGCCAGTGCGGCACGCGCGTCGTCGATCGAGCGCGCGATGACGTAGAGCCCGCCGGCGCGCTCCCACGCGCGCTGGAAGGCAACCTGTTCGGGGCGCTGGCGATCGCGCCCGGCCTTGACCTCGATGGCGACGGCGCGGCCGCGGCAGACGCCGATGATGTCTGCGGAGCCGACGAGTCCGAAAGCGATGAAGTGCCCGGTCGCGGTCGTCGCCTTGCCGGTCGGGTGCCGCCACAACAGGCAGTCCGCGCCGGAACAGGCGAGGATGATGCCGTCCTCAAGCGCGCGGGCAGGCGTGGTCCTCATGCCGCCACCTGCTCAGCCAGGAGACCTGCCAGCCGTTTGGCGGCTGTGATGGTCGCCGACGCCGGGTAGCGACCGTGGCGCTTGTTGAAGAGGAACCCGGCGCGCGAGACCGGGTTGTCGCTGCCCTTGCGGACGCCCTCCCACATCAGGTCGCGGAGTTCGACGGCTTCATCGTGCGGGGCGCGCGCCGACGCCCGGATCGCGTCGAAGTCCACCGCGACACCCTCGACGGTCTTCAGCGCGGAGGGCTCACGGGGCTTCACAAGCGAGACGCCGCACTCCGGGCAGCTGTCGATGCCGGACTCGGTGACGGCGAAGCACGCCTGGCAGCGGCGGATCGCGACGGCGTCGACCAGCCCGGCGCGGCGCTTGCCGTCGGCGGTGAGGCTGTAGTCGCGCTCGTCATCGGGGAAGCCGTGCGCGGCGGTGAGCCCGGCGTGGTCGAGAATGATCGCGCGGTCCTTGCCCGGCGAGGGCCGCAGGACGCGGCCGACGCACTGCAGGTAGAGCGCGAGCGACTTCGTGGGGCGGGCGAGGATCGCGACCTCGAGCGCCGGGATGTCAACGCCACGGGTGACGATGCCGTAGTTGCAGAGCACGAGGGTCTCGCCGCTGCGGACGCGGGCGAGGATCGCGGCGCGCTGGTCCTGCGGCATGGCGCCGTCGATGTGCTCGGCCGTGACGCCGGCGGCGTTGAACTGCGCGG